AGACATCCTTTTCCTCTTCAGGTAAAGCTAAATAGCGTTCTCTAAGTTGATTGAAAAATTCTTCCATGTTTTATTATCCTTTTAAATAATCCTATAGGATAGACACCTGAAGATATAACCATTATACCATACAATCCTTTTAGTGTCAACTTCTTTTTTATAATTAAATCATGCACCGATTTTACCACAGATGCTTGCCACTTTGACTTAGCCACTAAACCGTCAGCAACATATTTGCCCCATACATCGTAGCCATCTTGCCATATCTGTGATTGTTGTCTGTGCCAACGTCTAAGCTCTTTTACTTCTGATATTGTCATAGTCTTTTGTTTGTATGATGCTGTGCAACAATGTGTGGCATCACCACCTGCTGTGGGTTCTGAAAAATCACTACCTCCTGTATCATTATTAGAGTTATCATCATTATTCATTCTAGCTTCTGCACGTCTTTTATTTTCTCTTTCCATCTGAGCATCAGAAGCTGCTGCTCTCCTCATTCTGTCTTCATTTTTTCTTTGTTGCTCTTCTATTTCAGAGCCAGACATATTTGCATATCCACCCTTACGTTGTACATCCATTTCATTTAACCTCATAGCTTGGTCTTGGTTAGGAGTTCCATCTCTACTAAACGGATTTTTTGCTCTTTCTTCTTTTAAGTTATTCTTAAACTCCTGTTTTTTAGCTTTATGTACATTTGCTTTTGTTTGACTATATTTACCCTTTTTTGCAGACTCTATGAGGTCTTTATCATCGTCTGTATCTGTAAATATAGAACCAAATCTAGGTTTCTGTGGCTCTAAATCTATGATGTTACGTAACACATTGTACTCTTCTGCACTCTCGTATAATCCTTTATCTAACTTCCTAGCTGCTTCTCTACGTATGGCTCTATCACTTTGTCTTGTTAAAGCACCGGGTAATACCATGCCAACACCTTTATCAAAAAGGTCTCCTGCTTTACCTACAAGAGGAAGTGCTGTATCTCCTTTAGTTGTAGGCACTGGGTCTAGGGCAAAAGTATCGGTATTTTTTCCTGACGCATAATCCACTCCTTTAGCTCCTGATGGACTTCTTACCTTTAAATAGTCTTGAAAATCTTTCTTTTCAAAAGCTCTAGCACCTCTAGGTGCTAAGTCTCTCTGAGCAGAATCTCTTAATAATTTTTCTTCATTAACCTTTTCTTCAGCAGTTATGGCAGGTCTAACTGTGTCTGACCCTGAATCTACATTTGTCATATCCGTAGCTGTCGTAAATGTAGGGGCAGGTACACCCATAGCATCATCACTCTGTTCTCTTGGTCTGTAACCTTCTGGTATGGCTGTCAATGGTTCTCCACCTTTAAAAGGTATTTGCATTTGTTGCCCTTGGTCATTTATGTATGTGCGTAATTCATCATATCCTGCTGAACCCATAAGGTCTGTAAATGATTTAGGTGTTGGGTCTGCTATTGGCGGTGGTGTGTATCCACCTACGTTTGGTAGAGGACTTGTAGGTGCTAGAACAGGAGCTTGTCCTACACCAGTTGTATCTACACCTTGAAGATTTGGTGGAACATACATACCTTGTTGTGCTGTTACCACACCACCCTCTGCTAATTCTAGGTCATCCATATCAAATGGTATGTCATCAGGTATTGTTGCATCTTCAGAGTTACCCATCTGTCCCATAGCTTCCATAACTTTAAGACCTTGTTTTGCTTTCTGACGCATCTTCATCAATGTATCAAGACCATAGTAACGAGTTACGTCAGCAGGAAACACAAACTCACCCTCACTAAGCATTGCAGGTATGTCATCTCGTACTTCTTCTTTTAGTGAACCAATAGGAACATCATTACCTGACACTGGGTCTTTGCTACCCCCTTGGTCTAACAGCCCTCCATCTTGTAATCCATATTGTTTTTTAATATCGCGTAGAAAGAATAAAGCTTCTTCTCTGCTTAATACACCATCAGAGTGGTCAATAAGGGCTTGTATTTGGTCTTCTTCAGTTTTAATATCAATAATCTGGTCTTTAGTTCGTACAACGTCTGTACCCTTTTGGGCTTTTATAACACCACCTTTTGCATTCATCTGTGCTTTTTCAGGCATTAACTCTCTTAGTATAGTCAGTATTTCATCTGATGTTAGTTTAGGAAACATTTTTTTATATCGTGCAACATCTTGATGTAACTCTATAACTTCTGCTTTAGGAACATCTGTACCCTTTGCAGCTTTCATAAAAGCAAATTCTGTTTGTTCAGCTAGTGCCATTGATTTCATCCCTTAAATATTTTAGCTTTCGTAAAGCTGACACCGCGCCTTGTGACCGATGTATGAGTATAGTGTTATCTGATTGCTCTAACGATTTTTGTTGTTGAGTAATTAAATAATCTATATAACTATTGAATGCTTCCCACTGGTGGTTGTTGTTGACCAGTGGCTTCAGCTTGCTGAGTATTTGGCTGTTGTCCGACATTACCTGTAAATCCTTGTTCATTTGGCACAGGAGCTTGTCCTACACCTATATTACCACCACCTGTACCTGAAGTGTCCATAGCGTCTACACCTGCCACAGGAGCTTCCTGTTCAGGCTGTTGCGCTTGAAACCCTTTCATTATCTCTGCTTGCAAGGCGGCTTCATCCATGTTGTTGGTTACTTTGTCGGGGTCTAAATCCATTGACTTTGCAATTTCTCTTATAATGTATTGAAACTTAGCAAAAGGTGCAAGAGCAGGATTACTCGCTACAGATAAGAACTGCATAAGCCTTTGACTACGCACTTCGTTAGCCATGAGACTTTCTGTACCTCTAGCTCTTACCTCTAAGTCACCTTTTATCTTTGGGTCAAAATCAAACTGCATATTGAATCTGAAAAAACCTTCACCTAAAGGTCTAAGTAAATAATCATCTACATTTTTTATAACTGTTTTTATACTACCACTTGCAGCATTCATCAACATTGATATGCCACTTGCAGTTCTACCTACACCCTGCACACCTGTTTGTCCATGTGCAAATGATGGAAAGCCTGTGCTTTCATCTGCTAACACTCTAGCTTTATCAAACAGCATCATATTCTCTGATGATACGTTTGGAAACTTTGTGCCAAAGATAGCCTGACCGGGTGCGCCGCCTTGTCTTCTAAATATTTTTCCGGGATATAGTGAAAGGTCTTGGCCGGGAACTAAGTTCGTTTCATCTACCTCTACAATTAAATTACCCGATAATACAGCATTATCTACTGCCATACGCATAAAACCATTCATTAATGTTTGTGTATCGTCCATATTCTCTGCTATACCTACACCAAAGAAACTATATGGGTTTAGTTCGTATGGCGCAGCAACATAAGGTATCTTCGCAGGTTTAAATGGATTAAGTACCATTCGTATAAGTTTACCGTTGCATATCCATATGTTTGCTTGTAATTCATCAAAGTCTTGTAGTTCTTCTGGTATTTCAACACCCTGCTCTTCAATTAAACTTGTATCTACTGTACCCCAATACTCTAACACTTCAAATCTATCTACACCATGTTCGGGTGCATAGTCTGATAGGTCATCTTCCCAATAATACTTATTATAGTTTTCACCCATTTGTATGGCTTCATCAATAACAGTATCTCTAAAGTATGGACGCTTCTTCAAAGCTCTAAGCTGAGAACGAGACATCTTGTGTCTCTCTAGTACATACTGTGCTTCCTCCATATTGTTTGCATCTGGGTCTGGATAAAAGTTCCATACAGATACATAGTTTACTTGTGGCACTGTTTTAAACTTAGGGTCGTATGTACCCTCGTCATTCCAATTTGGGTACTCTTTATCTACAGCAAAAGGTCCTTTCATTATGCCTGTACCAAACAATGACATTTCAAATGATGCACTTCGTAAATGTTTGTTTGCTCCTGACTCTTCTAACTGGTCATGTATTTTTTTCTGCATATTTTTTGCAGCAATCATTGCAGGACTGAATGTAATAGCAGATGGTGTTTTTCCTGCACCCTCTTTTAGTTTATCTTCTATCGGCTCTAGCTTACTACTCAAAGGACCTAGCTTATCCATTAAAGATATTTCAGTTGCTCCCGGTGGCAAGTCATTTCCATCACCTGCAAAGCCGTAAGGACTTTGTAACTCTCGTGCTTGCTCTGGCTCTAGTGGGTCAAAGTTTACATCACCTACTACACCATCGGGTAATTCTGTTGGTTCTACGGAAAGGGGGAATCTTTGGTTGGCAAATAAAACATCAACTATTTGTCCATACGCTGCAAGAGTTTTAGTCTTTGTTACTTTTATAAATACACGAGACTTCTCTGCTTCAGTAAACTGCACATCAGGACCATATAGTCCTCTGTAGTTTCTATAGGCTTTTAACCATCGCTGTTCGTCTTGATATCGGTAGTCTTCTGAACGCTTGTAACGCTCCATTACAAATGGTATTATATTATTTATGTTAGCATCTTCAGATACAGAGTCCTCTGTGTCGCTTAATGCAATGGAATCTTCTTCCATCATTATGTCTTCTTCAGCCATTTAGTCTCCTTAATATCCGAAAGTAGAATCAGCTATTGGCATATTGTTTCCCTTACTCATTGTTGGGTCGTAGTCAAATATACTAAATCGTGGTCTTGACATTATACCATATCTTAACGCATCATACAAGTGGTCTTCTGACTTTGTGTCTACATCCTCTGGATTCTTTTTGTCCAGTGGGATTGAGGGCAGTTGAGAGATAACATTTGTACAGTTATTGAAAAAAACCAAACGTGGCTCTTCAGTAAATTCATCAACTTGCAATCTTCTGTGTATCTCATTTTTACCTGCAACCCGGCTACCCTTGCTTCTGTCAGACGGTCTCCACCTGCATCCTTTACTAATCATTTGTTCAGCTAAACTAGGACCAGTATCTCCACGCTTATGCCACAAAGAACTGTCCAAAACACCGTATCGAATATTGCCATCACCTGCTTCCATTTCTAATATCATGTCGGCTAAATCTGTGGCTAATACTTTCGATACATATAACTCCCTATATACTACAAGCTGTTCACTCGGTGATACAGCAAACCATATAACTCCTGTGTAACTTCCATATCCATAGTCACACGCTCTAAACTTTACCCAGTTAGATGGAATATTAAAAGGCTCGACAACATGAAGGTCACGATTGAACTCAGTAAAAGCTGCCCCTTCTTTAATATCCCAATCCCCTTCCAGTAACTGTCTTCTTTGTTGTTCTGGGAGCGAGAGGAGCATTGCTTCATAATCCCCAGACTTTGATAAGAATGGGTTGTCGGATAATCTTGCCGGTATAAACTTCCTTTTGAAGAGAGCCTTTCCTGCTTTAGAGTGTCCAGATGGGTAGCGTAGTACCTCTCCTGTTTCGATATTTGTCGCATCAAATGCCTTTCCGTATGCTGCAGGGTCAATAAACATTTTTTTAACCCAAGCGTGACCTCTACCACCGGGGTTTGTTGTTGCTCTCATAAAGATGGGTAAGTCTGGAGCAGTAGAACGTAAACGACTTCGCATATAGTTCCAAGCGTATGGTGTTGCCCATTGAGTAAGTTCATCAAATCCTATCCAACTAAATGCTAATCCTTGATATCGTAGAACATCTTCATCTCTATCTAGATAAGACATCCACAATCTTGCACCTGATGGTGCTACCCATTGCATCTTTCTTTCCGACCACTTAATACCCTTCCATATTTTTGGGTAGAGTTCTTGACTTTTAAATATAAGTTCTCGTAACTCTTCTGTGGTATGTCGTAGTAGTAAGCCACTAAATGATGGGTGTCCCATGTATCGCAGTGGGTCTGCCAACATTGCGTATGACTTTCCTCCACCTGCTGAACCTCCGTATAAAACTTCTCTTTCGCTTGCAGCTAAAAAGTCTGTCTGAGGTCCTTCATTGGGCTTAAACAAAACATTCGCGTGTTCCTCAATAGCTTTTGTTTCATATGAAACATCTTCTATTTTAACTGATGGCTCTTGCGCCTGTTCTTTCTTCTTCAAGGGTTTTCGCTTTGGCGATTGCCTTTTCCGCATAGTCTGCCCACTGGCGTATGCCTTTAGCTTGGTTCTTACGTTGTCGCTCATTCTCTAATCGTTTTCTTAATCCTACATGTGATATGTAGCGTCCTGTCTGATTTGATATCCAATTTGCTACTTGTCGATATGAATATTGATTTACATATGTTCTTGCTTTTTCTAGCAAATTTAGTTCATCGGGTACAGGTCGTAAAACGTCAGGGTCATTCTCGTCTTGTACATAACCGAAAGGTATAGTTCTGGCAATACGTGGTATAGCTATCCACTCGTTATCTTCTTTTATATCTGTTGGTTGTGGTAGCTTCCACCTGCCAATACTTCTAGTCATCGTCCTCTACTACTGCTTTTGGTGGCATAAGCATCACACCACCTGTTGCTTCTACTTGCATCTTCTCTGTTTTTACTAAACCAACTCTGTCAAGTATTTCTTTTGCTGCCATCATCTTTTCTTTTATACCTAACTCTGTAGGCTCTAGCAAAGCTCCTGTCATTGACATTGCAGCTTTTGGTGCGTTACGTGCCATCCACATTTGTGTCGCTTCCAGTATTTCATCTTTCAAGCCTTTAACAATGTCTGCAGTGCTAGATGTATCTGCATATCCTGCAATCTTTTTTGCTATAGTGACATTACCACCTGCTTCGTCAAATAAAACATGTAATAGTTTTTGTTGCTTTTCTGTAAGTTGTCTTGTCATCTTTTTTTAAACTCTTTTGTGAATGTCAAACCAATATAATTTTTTCTTACTTTAGGTCTCAGTTGTCCACCTGCGATATTTACTTTTGGGTCTCTAAGATTTAAATCAAACATAGGACTATCTTTTTTCTTAGCAGGAGTAAAATTAAACAAAGACTCTGTATTAAACTTCTTTCCTGTTAAGTTATCTACAGAAGAGTAGCCATATTTTTTTCCATTATCCATATTAACACTTCCACCTTCTTCTTGCCTGTCGCAGTCTACTGTTTGGATTCTTTGCTGCTTTAGGAAACTTTTTCATTTGTCCTGCACTTCTAGCACAGAAAGACTTTCTTCTTGCTGCTCTAGCTTTGCTTGTAGGTTTACTCTCTGTAACTGCTGTCTGTAACTTTGAACCGGGATTTCTGCGTCTATACTTAGCTACACCTGCAGCAGTCATACCTGCGCCTTTTGAAGTGGGTCGCTTGTCCCCACTCTTTACAGACATGCCTTTCATGTCATCGCGTTTTTTCTTTCGGACTTTTGATGTCATGTCATATATTGAAAATGCGGCCCGTCAATAAATGGGCGGCGGTTCTGACTCCTACGTAAATCTATATAAGCATTCATAGCTTGTTCCATAGTTCCGTCCCACGTAGATATATCTTTTATGTGCCATGCTGCGCCCCAACAAATTTTAGCTCCAGTTTGATTGGATGCCATCATCATAGCGTCAGCAATGTCATCATACATTACAATGTCCCAACTTGGATTTTTGCCATCGAATGCCATTAAGTCTACAGCATGTGAGTATCCATCTTCCTGTATAAGGTGATAAGACTTCATCGTTTGTGAGCGACCTGTTTCATACAATCTTTTTTGTTCGGCTAGGTCTCTGACTCCATATATAACTCCAAAGTCTACGAGTGATAGCTCTATCGCTTTCTTAACAGTTTCTACGAGTACAGGATGTACCCCTTCTAATTTTCTTAAACTTCTGCTACTAAGTTTGAATGCCATACTTTTTTCTATCCTTTACTGTTTTCATATATTCTTTTTGCAAAGAATCTTTTAATGATTTTAAATTTCTCTCTTTAATAAACTTTCGTATAGGGTCAACCATTTCGTCTTTGATAACTCCTGCTACCTTCTTTCCCTTTTTAGCTTTCTTAGTTTTGTCTACAGTCTTGTGTTCAAAAAATTTAGCTGTCATTAGAACACCACCACTACAAATGTTACAAAAACTAAGATAGCCATCATACTATTTATCAACCAACCTAATTTCATTTCTTCCTCATATTAAATAATTTACTTGCAGACCGTGTGGCAAAGCTCGCGCTTACGATAGCTCCTAACGCTATCTGATACCACTGCGGCATACCTGCCAAAGCGGTAAAGCCATCTGCTACTATGCCCCTGCCCCACTCACCCATGAAGCTCAGTACTAGAGGAATGCTGAAAAGCAAAGTCAGCCATTCGTCTTTCCACGAGCTTTGGGATGCCCTCATAGCAGCTAAGTCCCAATCAATTTCACCTGTTGCTTCTTTCATCCTAATAGTGGCTTCAGCTTTTTGTATGGCTGTCTTGCCCTCTATATAAGATGATGCTAAACTAGATACTGAACTTAATAGTGTACTTATCATTTTCTTGCTCTGTTTCTACTACGATTGATAACTCGTAGATTTCGGGGTGCATTATTTCTAGGGTTCTTATCTATATGGTCTATGTCTTTGCGGTCACCCTTGCGTACTGTTCCGTTTCGTGTTAATGCTCGTCTAACTTTATTTCTAGATGCTCTGTTCTTCTTTTCGTTTGGCTTACCACCACTTAACGAATATTCACGTTTATAATTTCTAACCATTCTATTTGCATGTGCATGTGTCTGAACATTTCTTATTCAACAAAGCACACCATAACCTTTTCAAATATTTAATCATCTCTCTTCTCTCCCCATTATCTTGGGTTCGGATTTCTCTGCCCCCATCCAGATTGCAAAACTCCCTGTCATCGCTCCTGTAATCACAGATATCAGTCCTGCTTGTTGTGTGGTCAACTCTGGCTGACTCAAAGCCCATTCTATACAACGAATGTAAACTCCTGTCATAACTAGCATCATAAGTCTTGGAAGTATTCGCCATCTGTCAAGTGTCTCTGGAGTCATTTTTCTTTTTATCTTTAAACGCAGATTGGTCGTGTCGTGGGTCTCTAGCTTGTTCTATTATCTTTTCTAGCCACTTTCCATTATCTCCTGTATTACGGCAGTACTCACATCTATCGTCTTCGATGTGGTGTCCGCAGATATCACAGGTGGGTTCATAGAGCATCTAAATTACGTTCTTCAATAAATTGTCGAACATTCTTTTCAGGAACGCAGATAACTTTTTCAATAGGTCGTGGTCCATATTCTCTATTCAATGCTTTTATAATAGGAAGCGGATTATTTCGTACATAGTCTCTACACTCCATTGAACTGTGGAAGTCATTGTGTTCTTTCGGTTGTTGAAATATGTATATATCCTTCGTACCATCGGAGTGTACCCCTAACATTATAGCTACGACAAACCAAGTTTCAGCTATCATGGCATGTTCTTTGGTTTTCTGAGTGGCTTTCTAACTGCACCTATCTTATCAATATCTTTTGGTTTTTTGAGAGGTTTCTTTATTTTGCTTTTATTTGCATTCAAGGAACTTTTCTTTTTATCTTTTTCTTTTTGTTTCTGTTCAGCTATTGCCAATCGCACTAAAGTATCATATTGTGATTGTGTTCTAGCTTGTTTTAATCTTCTCTTCATACTTGCTGATAATTTAAGCTCACGGTCTAGTGCTGCTATACCTGCTACACCTGCCAGTTTTACAGTTTCTCCTGCTAGTTTAAATTTATTTCTAGCAGACATACCTGTCTTTTGTCCCACATTTCCTATTCTGTCTTGTCCCTTAGATGTACCCCTACCTGTTAGCTTCTCCATAAAACTAGGTTTTGCTCTATCTGCTTTTACAAGAGTGCTTTTATCCCCTTTTCCAAAATTAGAAAAAGAACCATCTAATCTTTTTGCTTCATCTATTTGTTTTTGATTAGGACTTTTTATTTGTCTAGAATTTTTAAATCTGCCTAACAATTTAGGAAGTTGTGATTTAGTAGTTCTAACTAATACCCCTGCTACTGATATTATTATTGGTAGTACCGGTGCCATATTTATTCTCCTGTAAAATATCCTACGTTATGTAACTTTTCTATAACTTCTCGTTTTTTTAGAGATTCTTTTAGGCTGTTTAACGAACTGTTTGCCTTTTCTTGTTCCTTCTCTTTTCGCTTTAGTAGTTGCTGCGTACTCCTGTGGTGATAATGCCTTAATAGCAGCTGTTGGTAGATACCGTTCTCCAGTTTCCTTACTGGGCTTACCACTTTTTGTTCTCCACTTTTGTTTTGTCCATGATTTAAGACTACGCTGTGACTTTGCTAGTGCCATGTTGTTTCCTTATTTGCTCTTTACCGAGTTTAGCAATCTTAACAACTTCTGTCTTATTCATTACTTTAGCACGTTGCTCCATAACTGTCAAGATTTGTATTTTCCTAGCAAACGGTTTTTTAAGTTTCTTAACCTTCGCCACAGTTCTTTTGGCATCAGCCACAGTGGTAAATCTAATAGGGACTGTATCTTTAGGATTTTCATCTGTATATAATCTCCTACCAGTTCCTTTAGGTTTTTTACCTGTTCCTTTTTTAGGGTCTTTACTTATAGCCACCACCCCCTTTTTTGTAGCGTTGTGCTAATAGTTGTGCTTTTCGTGCAGACCACTGACCGGGATTGCCACCCTTAGACCCTGCCTTTATTGCAGCGAACATACGCTTCCGCATTCCGGGCTTTGTATAGTTACCTGCTTTATTTACTGTGCTTTTTGCTTTTCGTGTCATTTCGACTCTCCCAATATTCTTCACCGTAGTTATGAAATATCTCTTCGTCTTTTGATATGTTCTTTAAAGCTTTAAATCGTACAAAGTTATTATCTTCATGTATCTCCCACTCAGCGTTGGGGTCAGTGCTGTGGTTATACATCATAGCGTTCCCTAATGGAACTAAGTATTCTTCTTCTTCATTCGGTGTACTAAACACGTAGTCGTGTAGTATACAGGTGTCGTTTATATCAGAATCATCAGTAACAAGATAATAGCACAGTTCAAGTGTGTCTCCTATATTATAATCTTTGTCCGCGAAAACTCCAAAGCCATGTACCGATGACTCTGATAAGTAGACCATTACTTCTTCTTTTTCATTGCGCCGCCGCGCATCATCTTTTTCTTAGCCATCTTAGCCATGCCACCGCCCATCATCTTCTTCTTTGCCATCATGGACATTCCTCCACCACGCATTTTCTTTTTAGCCATTTTTGCTTTTCCCTTTGCCATCTCTCAGTCTCCTTCTGTCTAGCACTAATGATTCAAACACATCTGTTGGAAAGTGTTTGTAATACCCAGACTTCTCCAGACTTAGTGCTGCATCGTCTAGGGTGGATAGTCGCTGCACAAATACCATGCAGTAACTTAGATTCTCGTCTGTGATACCATCGTCAACGAGAAAGTCCAGACCTGCTTCCGTAGCATCGTAGTCTGGATGAAACACCATGAGGTGCATATCTTTACCAGAAACAGATAAAGCTTCGTTTACACCATCACACCAACCATCTAAGTAGTTCATGTCGGGTAGGTCTTCATCTGCCCATACAACAATATCGTAGTTATGTGTGTCAAACTCTGATACTGCTTTTAGTAATCCGTCTAAACCTGTATTGATATCAAAGGTAACTTTGTTTTCAAGCCATGCCTGTTTTGCATAAGGGCAAGGCGGTAAACCGTTTAGCTTTTTACTGGGTATTTCTAAAAACTTGTGTGACCAATTACGAATGTCACTCTCTATCGGGTGTGTTATACTTTAAATCCCATGTTACGGACTGCTTCTTTACCGGCAGCTGACTTTGCCAGTGCCTTCAATCCTTTGTTAGGCAAGTTATCCGTAACACTTCCACCGTTAGAATACATATGTTGCTTTCCGTTAGCCATACCACCATTCATCATTTCGGCTTTTTTCATTTTCTTCTTTAGTTTATCCATGTCAGCCATGCCGACACCTATTGATATCACTGGAACTTTCTTGCCCATCAGTCTCTGTCCACCCTTCTTCTTTCATTATGGTCTCTACATGTTTAAGAGAGAACCTTTTTCCGTACTTCGCTTCTACAGCAGCACGAACATAGAACACATCGCTATGCGGAATGTGCAAACGCTCTACAGAATTAGTACGGATAGCATCATAAAAAGATGTAAGTACATCATCAGTGTATAGTTTTACTGATTTTTTACTCAAAGTCAAGAACTTTCTTAAATTATTTTTATGAAAAACCATTTAAGTGTACATTTAAGTGTTATTAACAATCTTAATTAATAAACATCTTAATGTATCACTTTAAGTGAACCTAGTTATGTATAATTATACCATAGTTGTCAACCCCTGTCAAGACATTTCTTGCTGCTAACATGTAAATAGTTTTCAGTTACTCTTGTGGTTAACACTCAAAATACCCCATCTGTGTATTTCTGTGTACATACGTACTGTACACCCCCCACTGGCGCATGCCTACCCAAGGCAAGAAACATGCCACTATCACTTTTCCACCCAAAAAAACATTATTTTATGCTGTCAGATATTTGAAAACGCATATAAGCCAGTAAAATAAGGGGTTTCATGCATATAGTTAACTGATTATCAGTCAGTTGCCTGTCAAACATTTGACTTGTCAACAAATTGACACGAAAAATAGGTATCCCCATGGTAGCAGTGCATGAATATATACCCCCATTTTTACTATCATTACCCCCATGCCAAAACCCCATGTAAAAAAAGCCAATAAAACCACTAGTTATATATGTAAAAAATTTTTTTTATTTTTTTATACTTTTTTTTACTGAATTTTTAAAGTTGGCACGATGTATGCAACTACCACCCCAAGAACGACAAAAACATTTTAGGAGATACGATACGAGAAAAAAGAGAAAAAATATCACGAGGTGCAAAAGTTGGCACGAAGTTTGCAACTACCACCTCAAGCGCAATAAAAGCGGTCAAGCCTAGTTTGGACTAGGCGGTAGGTGTAACGCGAAATAACGATAAGCCTATCAATAACGAACACTACTCGAACTGTGCAAAGGTAATGTTACAAGGTTTGCAAAAGTTTGGATACTGTTTAGGTTGGTAACAAGTCCCAAGTTTGGCTTGACGCATTCTGACCTAAGAAAGTCTAAGCGGAAATCCTTGGTAGGCAAGTAGTAGATGGGCGGTAAATTTCGAAGCGGTCTTATAGGTTGTACCGCTTCCCAGTAGAAACTCTGCTACTGGAACTCAACTAGGATTATCCTAATTGTTGAGCGACTAGAAACTACCTAAACGCAAGATTATTAATTTATTGTTATTAACGTAAATGTGCGAGACTTGGATTGTCTTATGCGCCAAAGCAATATATGAAACTCTTGATTACTCACCTAATATATTTGATAGGCATTAAATATGCTACTCATAAGTCATTCACTGGGTATTAAAGCAGTTGGAAGTATAGTACTTCTGCTTTCAGATTTTGCGGAGAACCTAGCTTATTATTGGGAAAAAGACGATAAAAACATGGCGGTAAGGTTGCGTCTACCATCTAAATAGAACGGCAGGGAATAGAGCAAAGGGTAGCTATATAAGTCATTCATGCATTAGCACTTGGTAATTCTTTATTCTGGCATAAATATTGCCTATCATACTATATTATTATATGTATTGTGGGGATATAATGACTATATCCACAACAACCATAACCAACTTAGGAGATGTATTATGAAAAATACAGAAACATATATCGGAACTATTAACGTAAAATCTGCAATCAAGACTTTTGATGAAATATCTCAAGTGTTTTATCAGAGAAAGACTAACAGATATGGCAAGCCAGTAGGCTCATTCTCTAGTCACAAGCAGTATTTTCTAGTTGATAGAGACGCTACTACTGGACAATGGGTATCTAGAAAGAACCTACGTCAAGTAGCCATGTAAAATTAGGTGGGTACGATGCATGAGTGCATTGTATCCCCACACTACATAACAAAAGGAGTAAGTGTAAATGCGACAATCAAAATATGTAATGCAAGCAGACTTTGACAAACTAAAAAAGTTAGCTGAAGATAAAAGAGATGGTAAAGTTTCCGATGAAGAATATAGTCGGAGATTTTATGACGCATGGTCAAAAACGAAAAAGAATAGGAAAGTTGAGAGATGATTATATACGATTTATCTAAGCTATCGCCAGAAGTACGAGACCAAATACTGACAAGCGATAAGTATACAAAATGGTTTTCGGAGTTTCCCAGTAAGATATTCAACAAGGACAATCCGAAAACATCAAAAGACTTCAAAAAAGGTATATCCATACTTGTAAACTATGGTAGTCCTGCAAAAAAATCAGGTGTCAATATGTGTCCTATGGCGCATGTTGCAGAGTGTGAAGCACCTTGTTTAGATGAAGCAGGACGCGGAGCGATGAACAGCGTACAGATGAGTAGACTACGCAAGACACTATTTTTCAACCAGTACCGCGAAAAGTTTATGGAGATGTTCAAGCAAGAAGTGTTGACGCATGCAAAGTATTGCCAGAAAAATAATCTCATTCCTGCAGTACGACCAAATGGGACGTGGGACTTTAGATGGGAATTGATAGCGTGGGACTTCATGGTTGAGATGTATAACAAGTATGGGGTGCGATGGTATGACTATACCAAAATACCCAATAGAATTATACCAGACCCAAAGGTATATGACTTGACTTTCAGCTATTCTGGAGTACAACTATACCAGAAATTTGTTGATACTGCTAAGGCACTAGGCATGCGTATTGCTGTAGTGTTTCGGCATGTAGAGGATATACCCAAGCAGTTTATGGGTATGCATGTAGTAGGTGGCGATGATGGGGACGCACGTTTTCTAGAACCACAAGGTGTAATATGTGCATTGTATGCAAAAGGTAAGGCAGTGCATGACGATAGCGGATTTGTAGTAGGATAAGGAGAAAAGCTATGATTATATTTAAGAATGAATTACCAATAGACCATGAGGAGTCTATAAAACATATCGTATACAATTGGTCTCAGGATATGTTTGAGCATGATAAAGAAATGGGTACAGTGCCACCGAATATGGACTATTGCATAGAATGTTCGTGGAATTCTGTTATGGAACACTTGCAATGTGAAGACTTGCATGTAGAAATCTGCGGAGATGCAACAAAAATGGCATTCGCAAACTGCGATTATTTTAACTAGAGGAGACAAGTCATGAGTGACAACTTAAAATTTCTTATCACTAAATATATGAGTGATGAACAGAAACAGGACGTAGGCGAGATTATCGCGGACGTTCTAATGAACCTAGACCCAGATACTAAGTCTGCTATAGACTACTATGGGTCTGACTTTACATGGGATATAGTAATAGGAGCAAAGAAAAATGATACCTAGATATGTAGAAACTATGGCAAGCAGTGGACACATCAAGCCACTTGTGAACCCATACTATCCTTTACTCAAAGGAATAAAAGTAGATGTGTATTACAATCTACATAAGAAAACTTTTTCGATACGATGCAAAGGAAAAGTTATCGCACATAGAGATAAGGTGTCGATAAAAAATCCACAGTATATTGTAGGCGAGAAAGGTAAGCAGAGAGTTAGACGCGAGAAAAGTAAAAACGTACATGCTTTTGTACGCGGTACGCTTATGGACAATGCAAGCTTAGAGCATTGGATTGATTCGTTTGATATGATGAATATTGCATTTAAGGTAAAGTATAATCCTTATGTGCATGATACATTCGTGACAGTCTTTGATGGTGAGCCTATACACGAATCAGAATGGGCAGTATTATCAAAGAAAAAAGATTTACCACCAGAAATATGGAGTTACTAATGAATGAACTTATATTAAAAGAAAACGAAGCTATGAATAGTCTCTTGATAGAGAGAGATGAAGAGATAGAGAAACTAAAAAAGGAAGTAGCTAGATTAAAAGCTAGTAATAAAAGATGGTATAACATCTACAAGGATTTAAGAAAGGAGATAAAGTAATGACTAGACAAACAGCAATAGCACTGACGTGCATACTCATGGTAAGCGGAGCATTTTTTATGATTGGCTTGCTGTTCATAGGTGCGATGGAAAGCACCAAGATAGATGACTTAGGACACAACCCAAGAGATGTGGTTGCGTTCTGTCTAAGCTTAGTAATGTTTACAGTAAGTATGGTAGGCATACTATTGGTAACATGGGAGACTACAATTGGCTCGAAAAAATACTACAAATAAACCACGCAACCCACACTATGTGCGTAAGCGTACCATGACTATTGATGACAAGCGTGAAAAGACTACACTCAATAGACATAAGCACGAGATGTTTCAAGCAAAACTATTAAGAAAGGAATTGAAAAATGCAGAAACTAAAGATGAATAAAGAGCAATGGCTACGAATGTATACCGATATACATGAGATGATTATGCATAGGTATACCGCACCAGAGAAGTTGACACACGCAAAGTTTGTTGATATAAGAGATGACATATTAAACATTCTATCTGCCAACTTTGATAAAGATTGGGAGCAAGGATTAACAAGTGAAACAAAGGTGACAATACATGATTAACGTATCTATATGTGATGGCTTATCTGGTACACGCATTGCGTGGGACAGAGTAGGCTTGGGACAAGCTGAGTGGCACGTCTTTGAGACAGACAAGTATGCCAGTGCAGTAAGTGAGTACAACTATCCAGACATGACCAGACATGGTGACGCTAGGAACTACACAAAGCTGATAGGTCAGGACGTGTATCTATTGGTTGCAGGTTTTCCATGCCAACCATATAGTGTGGCAGGTTCGCAAGATGGCAATGATGATGCCAGAGATTTGAGTCAGCTATGCTTTGATGCATTGCGCGACTTGAAACCTAAGTATTTTATCTTTGAGAATGTAGCATCTATGAAGAAAGAGCATCAAGACTACATAACAAAAGGCTTGGGAGTTGAGCCAGTTATGATTGATGGTGCATACTTCTCTGGTCAGAGTCGTAAGCGATTGTTCTGGACAAATATTGATGTGCTACCATATCAAGACAAAGGTATTGTTATTCGTGATATACTGGAGAGTGGCGATACTGCGGACATAGTGTCTATGTATGGCAAGAATCCAGAGCGATTAGATATCGACAAGGCGAGTTGTCTCATGGCTAGAGATTACAAAGGCTTTGGCAGACAGGCACAAACTGGTGTGCGATGCATACAAGTGGGCGAGACTGCTGAGATAAAAGGTCACGACATCATCAAGCGTGTGTACTCAGTAGATGGTAAAGCACCATCGCTCACTACTATGCAAGGTGGACATCGTGAGCCTAAGATAGCTACTGCTGACCCGACTGGTGGTAGGATTGTCAACAGACGCAAGGTCAATGGTGTGCGTAAGGACAACGACAAAAGCATACCACTAGAGCCATACATTGAGACCAGAACTGATGGCAAGTCTAACTGTCTGTCTACAGTACAGAAAGACAATGTAGTTGTGCAAGGTGTGACATGGCGCAAGCTGACACCACTAGAGTGCGAGCGATTGCAGACTATTGACGATGGCTATACAGAGAATGGTGTGTTCCACAAAGGACACCCATCATATTCGATAGATAAGATATCCAACAGCCAGAGATACAAGATGCTTGGCAATGGATTTGTCGTAGATGTTGTAGCACACATACTGAAACCACTAAGCATGAAAAAATATGGAGTACAATATGATAGCTGAAGCATTAATGTGCATGGCACTAAACATATATCACGAAGCAAGAAATCAATCTATAGTTGGGCAAGTTGCTGTAGCTGAAGTCGTGATGAATAGAGTAGAAGATAGTCGCTTCCCAGATACTATATGCGAAGTAGTAAAACAAGCCATCACGTATAAGAACACAGATAAGCCTGTACTGCATAAGTGCCAGTTTAGTTGGTATTGTGATGGTCAGAAAGATGAGCCAGACTTTGATAGTTTTGCATGGCGCGAAGCAAAGTATCATGCACACATCGTAATGTCTGGTAAGATTGTGATAGATGTTACACAAGGTGCGACACACTACCACGCTACATATGTAAGACCAGAATGGGCGAAGACAAAAACAAGGACAACAAGAATTGACAAGCATATATTTTACAGATGGGAATAATTTTCTTATCGTTACTAGTATAGGCTTGACAGTGATACTGTTATACTATAATATCAGTTGACAGTAATTAATTTAAACTAACCAAAAAGGAGATGGAAATGCCATTTGATTTTTTACCCGAAAACCTAGACTTTGATGTAGCTTTTGAGGACACTAAAGTCCATGACAAACGCTATGTGGTTAACAACGCTACTGGAGAGTATATCGGTATCGTTGGAGACAAATTTAATTGTGTGAGCCATGAGAAGTTTTTCTCTGGTGTATATAACACAATGCTTTCTAACCTTGGCGAGGACGAACTAGCAACAGCCAAGATTGACTGGAGACATGCACGACAGAATGCGTGGGCATTGATGGATGTGACTTTACCAGATACCACACATACCATAACAACAGACAAGCACCAGACTAAAGTTGGTCAGCGTGTGATTGCTCTGCATGGTGTGGATGGTTCATGTTCTAACATGGTATTCTTTGGTGCTATAGATTTCTTCTGCACTAATGGTATGATTCGTGGTGAGCATGACAAGGTGCGAAGAAAGAACACCACATTCTTTAGCATGCCTACCTTTGAGCGACAGTTACAAAGGTCTAAGGATGACTTTTACTTTCAGGCTTTGAGACTACAAGTCATGGCAGACACATCGTTGAAAGACGTAAATGTTAAGGCACTAGTAGAGTCCATCATCAAGTCAGAGAAGAAGTCTGACAAGATGCTTACCTTGTACAATCAAGAGACAAGTGTGAGAGGACACAATGTGTTTGCATTGTACAGTGCGTTCACTAACTACGCATCATACGCAGACGAGCGAAATGGTTTTAATCTGCGTAACACTGGTGTAGATACACGAGCAGTCAACATGTTCAACAGAGAGCATGAGGTTGCTAAGTGGACAGAAACCCCACAGTTTAAGTCTCTTCTCAAAGAGTATCCGCATCAGGCAGCCTAATGAGCAGAGAGCTTA